TGTCCCGAGTAACGGACAGTAACGGACAAATCCGACTGGCATGGGGTGGGTCAAGACCCTTCTGAATGGAAGGCCTCGGAACCGACACCGTCAAGATCAGGTGTTCACTTCCGAGGCCATGATTAACCCTACACTAATCTATCACGTCGATCAAGGTGGAAGATTTTGGGAACCCTGTCTTCTTTCGCACGTTGATCCGGCCGCACGCTTCCACGGCTCGCGCGAGCCGCATGAAGGAACGCGGAGCCATCCCCATTTGATCCGCGTAGAACGTGGCGCATTCCCCCGGATGGGCAAGGACCACTTCAACAAGCTTGAGCCTTGCCTCTTCCAGGGTCATCGTCCTAGCTCCCCTTCTTCGCACGCCGCTTGCGCGGGGCCACGGTGTTGACGCCCGGTTCGGGAAGCCCCGTGCTCAGAGGCTTTCCGGTACGACGGCTTTCCGCAATCGCCGCGCCCGCGCGTCGGGCCATTTCGTGCCCTTCCGCGATAGCAATTTCAGCCGGGCTCAATTCGGCGTCGGCTTGCGATTGCAGTTCTTCCGGCGACTTCATGACGTGCGGATAGGCGCGGTTCACGGCTTCGGCGAGGTCTTCCGTAGTCCGCTCCCCTTGAAGGAACGCCATCGCTTCGGCCCCCATCGACGTTTGACCATCCGACGACAGGGTTTGCGCCGGGTAGGTTTCGAGGGCTTCCGCGAGGGCCGCCGCCGTGGCCGCCGTATCGACGGGGAGCTTAGCCAGAGCTTCGGCGCGTTGCCGACAGGCTTCGTGATAGAGCGTTTCCAGTTCTCCGAAATCGCGGAGCTTGGCGAGTTGCCACTGAACCGTCAATTTCAAGTCGCTGATACGGGGACGCCAATACAGCGAGGCCCCCGCAACGCCAGCGAGAGCCCCCAGAGCGCCAGCGCCAACGACGGCGACAGCGGCGAACATTTGATCGTCCATGGTCAGTGACCTCCGGTGAGTGCGACATAAGCGATGCGCTTAGCTAGCACGGTGAAATAATGTTCCATGGCTTCGGCTTGCTCATTCATGAGCTTGACTTGCATGGGGTTGGAACCGGGAGCGCCATTATTGAGATAGGCGGAAAGCTTCGTCCGCTTAATTTCAAGCTCCCTGGCCTCGTCGCGAAGACGCTTAAGCCAATCGTCTTCCTCTTGTGGAGTACCCATTACTTGCCCTTTCTGTGAACGACGCCACCGACGTCGCTATTACGACGAGCGCCCCAAGCGGCGACCTCGTCAACCTTCCGCGCCCGGCGGACGCGAAACCCTGCGACTGTGGCGCTCAGCACATGCCGCGCGAAGATCAGCGCAGGCCCGGCGACGCACCACAGAATGAGCCAATGAACCCAGGTCATCGGCCCGCCTCGCGAAATTCTTCCCACAGAGTTTGAAGCCCTTTGATGTCGGCCTCAAGTTCGGCGCGATACTCTTGCGGCGTTCTGTCGCTCAACCGCATTTGATGATCGCAACGATCATTGAAATAGCGAACGAGCGCCGACGCGATAAGCGTGCGCTCATATCCGCTGAATTCTTTTGCGCGCGTAGTCATTAGCGTTGACCCTCCCCGGCCCGCTTGAAATAGACGCTGATGTCGTCACCATCCGAACCCGCGCCGACGTGAAAGACTTCAACTTGCGACGAGCGTTCAGCGAGACCCGCCCAATCGTGAGCCGCCGAAAAAGAAGCGTGAGGCGTGCGAATGACTTGAGCGCCAGCGGTCTTTTCAACAGTCATAAATTCGGTGGTCATTTTCGTGATCCCTTTTCAACACCCAATTTATAGCACACAAAATCTTACCATCAAATTAATTCGCTCAGTCGCGGCTTGTAGGCGAACGGTTTGATGATTTTATTTGTGCGCTTGATTTCGCGCGTCACGAAATCGCCTCCGCCGTTGAGACGGAATGTCGGCACGTCCTGCGCGTAGACGACAGTATCGCCGCGAGCAACCGCCATGATCTGGGGACCCGTGAGCTTCGCGCCTTTCGAGGCCTTCTTTACTAGCTCATCCTGATTGTACAGCGCGTAGAGCTTCTTTCCAGCAATACCGATGCGGTCGCCCTCGGCTTCAAGCTTCCATCCGCCAAGCTTCTTGCCGTCAAGCTCCATATCCAGGCTCTCGCAAATGATGCTGTCAGTATCGCAGTAGACCGGACGGACGGCCCGCGAGAGGCCTTGCATGAGATAGGCGCGGGCGGCTCCGGTAATGCTCGCGGCGGTCATCACGTTATTGAAGCCTGAGAACCGCGAGGCCGCCGCCTTCTTCCAAATCGAGTGACTACCGAAACGCTCTTGCAATTTCCAACCGCCGGGATTGGCGATCTTGTGGAACGCGTTCTCAGGATAGCCTTCGGGAACCTCGTCGGAAGCGAGCACCATATAGTCACTGAAATTATTGGGGTCCTGCCCGAACTTGCCGTAACCGTTGTTCATATCGAACTTGTCAATTAGAGCTTCGGCATCGTTCCCTTCGGCGCGCATGTCTAGCCGATGCTCATAAGTCGGCATCACGAAATCATGGAAGTTAGTTTGATCGGCGCAATCGACAGTCGACAAAATCTTGTCCACTGAAATCAAGCCTAGCTCTTCGGCCATCTTGAATTCGTGGATCGTCACAAAGAAGTCGCCGCGAGGAACCGTAAAGTCTAGGCCGCCCGTGTCGGTGCGTTGTGCGAAGGCTCCCGAATTGCGCCGCAACCGAACCTTAATCAAGACTGTATCGGGGCCAATCGTGCGACCAATATCGACGTTCTTTCCAACGGGGTGTTGGTAAGTGGCCATGACAAACGGGTACATCGAATTCACGTCATAGATTTTGAACTTGCCGTGACGAATGCCCGCTTCGAACGGCTGAGTACGCCCACCATGATACCACGCGCGATAACGCTTATCTTCCTGTGGCGAAAGCTTCGCGAAGCCGTACAGAGAATTGAGCCGGGCGATAGACGCGCCACCGATAGTCAGGCGGTCGCCGTAACGCTCATGGAAAGCCATGATCAGTTCGCGAGTATAAACGCAATCCATGCGCTGATACTCACGGATTTTCTTCTCATGCTTTTTGTACTTGTTCGGTTCGAACCATCCGTAATCGACCTCATCCTTTTTGTAAGCGCTCAAAGGAGAGGGCAGGATTTTGAAGCTGTCTCGGAACTCTTGCCCGGCAAACCAAATCTTAGTCAGGCGGCGGCCAATGATCTTCGGCTTAATGTCATAGTCGAGATATTGCAGGAAAAAGAAGAAGTCAAAGTTACCGCCGTTGTGCGCGTAGATCAGATATTCAACGCCGCGCGCGGTCTCTTCTTGAAGCCATGCGAAAAACTGGTCTACGCAATCGAGCCCCCACCAATCGCGGTATTCCTCGCCATCCCAGAACCCCAGGGTGAAAGGCTTTGGAACGCGGCCCGTGAGAAAGCCCCACGTCTCCGTGTCAACCACGGCGATGCGTTTCTTAGTGCGCCGCATCTTGTACGGCTTAGGCGCGATGACCGCGCCTTCTTCTTCAACAATAGGAAGCGCCACGCTTCATGTCCCTCTGTGCAAGCTACTTAGGTGCGCGCGGTTTCATTCCCTTCGCGACCCGCGCCGCCGCTTTACGAATACGATCGCGCTCTTTGATTTCTTCAGCGTGCTCTTCGCGCCACGCTTTTTGCTTCTTCGCCATGTACTCAGGATCGGCGGTCTTCTTTGGACGCGAGACGTAACGCCGATCCTGTGTCGTCTTCCACTTACGCCGCGCAACTGGATACACGGGCCGTTTAGTGCCCTGCATAATACGGACGATCATAAAGAAGTCCGTAGGCTCATCCACTTCTTCGTCGGCTAGGCTATCGAAGGTCGCGTAACCCATCAGATAGTCAGCGAGCAATTGAGCGTCTGAGAATGTCGCATAGGAACGCCGTCCCGCAATATAGAAGGCGAAATAATCAGTAGGGTTTTTGAGCTTGTCCCATTTCGCGGGGTTTTTGTTCATCCGCTCGATCAGATCGCCGATCGTATCGACACCGCGAGGGAAAACAATACGTTCCTCTACTATGTCATTACTCAAGCCGGTGCGGATTACAATAACGCCCTCGGTGAATTCACCTTTGCGGGCTCGCGCAACACTCTCCGGTTCGGCTTGGACAAGTACACGTCCATTGACGATCTTCGCGCCATGAGCTTTGAACTCGGCAAGAGCCTTGGGCTTTAGTTTGACGGCTTTAACTGTGCCTTCCAATACTGCGTCAAGGTCGCGGACCTTCTTGACGAAGTGGCGCGTCATCTTTTGAGACCGCGCATTGACCTTCTTGTTTACTACGCCTAGTCGCTTAAGCTCAGCGAGGCGCGAACGAAACTGACGCAGCGCCGCCGCGTCCTGTTTACCCTTGGGTGATTTCGCCATACTCTGCCCCTGTCGCGTCCGCCCGCGACAAGATCGCCGTTGCGATCCGGGGTCAGAGGGGGTCTCGCCCTTCCCTCTCTGGCCCTGTTGCGGGGTAAGTGATACCTTATCCCGAACCACGAAAAGGGGCAAGCCGCTATGCCATTCGCACGCTACGCCGGGACCGTTCGCGTTCCGCTTTTTGACTATGCCGATAGCCCGGCCACGATTAACACGACCGATTTTAACGAGTGGTCTACGCGGGCCGCGTTTTCTCGCACCAACATTCCTAGCTTTAGTTCATACCCTACAGGTTTGGGCGTGGCCGTTTTGGACATCGCCGGAATTTCGACGCTGACTGATGGGGCTCCCCCAAACGGCATTACGTATAGCGCCTACCTTGACGGCGAATGGTCCTATGTAGGGGGCGGACAAACGAAGACGATCAGCGTTACGCCTTATCCGCTGGACGTTGGGGACCATCCGTTTCAGCACGTCTATTCCAGCTTCTCTCGAAATTGGGGCGGGGCGTATGCGACCGAAGCGCCGTGCCTATATAAAGACGGCCCGGCGATGGTCGCATGGTATGCCGTGTCGATGGCCGACCCGCCGTTTTCCGTGGCCCTGTGGCAAACGATCCAATACGTGAGCGGCGGTCTTGTGTCGGGGGCTCGCATCTCGATTGCAGACGGCGACAGCTTTATCCCCGGCATTTCTACGCCGATCAATTTCGTCTACACCGACCCCAAGACCCTCATCAAAACGAACTTCACTTGGATGCCTTCGGATCAACCGCGAGGTTCGCTCTTCATTTATGAAGAGACCGGTTTTATTGATCCCGGTATCGGCGTGGTTCCCGTGAACGTTTGGAACGCCGCTCTTCACGGCGTGCGCGATAACGGTCTGTTCTTTGAAGACGGCGTTCTTGACGCGGCGTTTCTTGCGGGGACCGGAGTTAAGAGCGGTCTTTCGCGCATCGGATTTTCGATGATCTTCCGCTTCGTTCCGCACAACGCGCAACAAACCTTCACCTTTATTATCTTCCGTCCCGACATGCTGTATTATTGGAAGATCGAATTCGACGGCAAGACCGCCGGGGCGGCGGCTGGACTGCGTAATCCGTTGAAGCTTGTTTGTACGTGCAAGCAAGACACCAACGGAGTTTTCTACGCGCGAATGGACGACAAGCTTTTCACATCGTTCACCCCTGACCTAGATTGGGACCCTAGTATCCTGCCCATCCCCCATGCTACGTTTGGGCTTCCCTGTTTCGATCCCTGCATTGACGACTATTGGAGCGACCCTCATGGCTGAACCGGCTGTCACCCCCTCTTCCTCGTTTGTTGGCAACGCTCAACAGACCTACAATCTTCGCCAGTCTTCGCGCGGCCCCCTCGCCGTGCCGCTGAATATCGACTTCAGCATTCAGACGATTTTCGACGTGGACCTTTCCACGATCCAACAGAACAACACGATTGATTTCGTGCAAACTCTGTACATCGACAATTCGGGCGGCACGGCCCCGATCATCATTTACTGCCAGGCCTCGCAACAGACGGTGAATTGCCCTCCGCTTTCGCAAGGGTACTTCCCGTTCCTTTGCCCGCAACCGGTCAAGTTCTTGGTGTCGTCGGCGGGCGGCTATTCGAAAGCCCAAGTCGTCTGTCTGAACTTCCCGGTCCAGCCCGGCGTGTGGGCCGCGTCGGCGGCGGCGGTTCCGCTCTTCCAATTCACCGACCCCGGCGGCGCGCTGATCACGTCGGACGTTACGCTTTTGGCCGCCGGGCTTTCGGGCGGCGGCTATCTGAACGTTTCCGACGTGGCCATGGATGCGCTCATCCATACGCGGGGCATTGCTCCGGCGTTGGACGTGAACGTCCTCTTCGGCGGCGGTGGCGGCGGTGGCGGTCTTCCGACGATGCGGGCCTATCTCGCCGACAGCAACGCCATCGCCGCGACGACCATGCTTTTCCCCGTCGCCGCGCAAAGCCTCGAAATCGCGGCTATCGAAGTCTGGATTGATCCCAACGCCACCACGGCGGCGGGCGGCTATTTGGATTGGCAAATCCGCGACGCCGGCGGTGGCCCCGGTCCTTTCGACATCGCGGCCGGGCGCGTCTACGTTCCCGCCGCCGTTCCGGCCTTCGCCGCTATCACCCCCGGCAATGTCCTTTGCGATATTACCGGGCTCAACTATCGAAGCCCGTCGATCCAGGGTACTTCCCAATTGACGTTCCGAACGGTAACGTCTGCCCTGGCGACGGGCTTTATTCACGCTCGCGTTCTCGCGCGTAACGCCCCGTAATTTCGGGGCCTCTAGAAAGGGCAACTAAAATGGCAACCGGTCTTGAAATGATGGCGGCCAAGATGCTCGGGCTAACCCCCGACGCCTTGGCCGCCACCGTCGAAGGCTTCAAGAATATGGTCGAAGATTTCGCGGCGCGGTTGGAGCGCATCGAAACCAAGGTCACGGCAAACGGCGAGGTCCTGAATAAGGTGCTCGCCCTTTTGGAGGCGCAAGCCCATGACGACGGAAACGGTGGTAGTAATCCCGGCTGAGCCGGAAGCGGGCGTTGTGATTGACGCCCAAATCGCAGACGCGGCGGAACGCGTTGTCGAAGCGGCGGGAGCCGCCGTTGCTATGGCCGAAGTGCAGGCGGCACAGGTCATCGCGGAAAACGAAGAGGATATGGCATGGCTACGGATGACGGTGAAAACACAGGCGGAGCAAATCGAGGCTCTTTCATCGACATGTCAGAGTATGCAGGAGCAACTATCGTTGATCCCGCAAGCCTTGGCGGCCACGGTGGAAGTCTCGGCGGCGGTAGCGGAGACGACGGCGGAAACGACGACGCTGGAAGTGTTGGAGGAAACGGGGACGCTGGAACCGGAGCCGACGACGGATACGCCCGCGACGCCAGCGGAAACCGCATCCCCAACAAATCCGGCGGCTTCCGACGCAAGCGCGGACGAAAAGGCTCCGGCTCAGCGTCGCCCGGCGCGCGGTCTTCTGCGTCGGCGAAAGTAAGCGCCAACGGTCTGGAAATGATCTTGCTCACGGCGACGTCAATTGCGGCGTCGGCGTTGAAGGCTCCCGAATGGGAGCTTGATCAGAGCGAGGCCAAAAAGATCAGCGAGGCCGGGGCCGCCCTCTTGAACTTCTATCAAGTGGACGTTCCAAAAGAACAACTGCTCTGGGTCAACCTCGCGGTTGCCCTGGGGTCGGCTGTGATCCCCCGGATTGCCCTGACCAAAATGCGGATGACGGAAGAGCGGTCGCGAAATGTGACCCCTCAAAAGGAAGCCGTTTTTCATGCGCCGGTTCCAACCGGCGGCCCGGCGGTCATGCCCGCCGATGGCGCGGGCGTCACGGGCGACATTTTCAAGTCGCCCGACCTCTAGAGTAACGCTAGAGTATTCCAAAGATTAGGCCGGGGGAGACCCCGGCCTTTTTCTTGAGTGCATTTGCGAGGACTTAAATTAGACTTGTCGGAATTACTTGCGAGAAAATCGGCTAGATAATATTCGCAAGTAAAACGGGCTAGTATTCATACAGCCCGTTCTGATACCCAGAGAGCGCTTTTATAGGGCGACATACCGGGGAGGGGTTAAAACCGCTGTACGGCCAAATTTTCGGCCCTATCGGCGGTTCTCGTTTTCGGACACTATAGAGTTAACGTATTCGGAAGGGCTGTCAAATGAGTGTTGAAATCCGTCTCCCCAATGAGACTAACCGAACCGTCGTCATGGGCTCGACGGGTTCGGGAAAGAGCATCGCCGGAATGTGGCATGTCTCGCGGCAAAATTTTGATGTCATGCCGTGGACGTTGCACAATCCGAAGGGTGACGAATTCATCGAACAATTAATTGATGAAAAACTCGTGACAGTCGTGGACTTCCACAAAAAACCGCCGACGAAGCCGGGCCTCTATGTCATCAACCCAATTCCGTTTGATGATGACGACGACGCCGCCGTTGAGAAGTACATGATCAATATGTTTCACAACGGTTATCATGGCTTCTATTCCGACGAAGGAACCATGATCAATAAAAAGAGCCGGGCTTATAAAGCGTTCATGACGCAGGGTCGTCAAAAGCGCATCCCGGTTATTACCTGCACTCAGCGCCCCGTCGATTTGCAGCGGGTCGTTTTTTCGGAGGCCTCGTTTTTTCAGGTCTTCGCCATGAACGACGAGCGCGACACTCTGACCGCTCAAGCATTCATCGGGAAAGAGGGGCGGCGTCTTGTTAACCAAGGACTTCCCGCGTATCATTCCGTTTGGTTCGATGTCGGGGGTGGGGCAGGCAAGGGGGCGACCTCCGTCTTTAGCCCGGTCCCCTCGCCCGATGCGATCCTTGAAACCTTCCGCACCCGGTGCGGCAAGCGTCAGCAACGGAAAACCCTCTGATGGATGACAACCTCATCGCCTGGAACCTCGAAAACTGGATCACCGTCGTTCTGATGGTGGCCCTGGCCTTCGCTCTTCTCGCCCTGACCACTCAGGCGGTGCGGAAAGCGCGGGCCAAATCGGGAGCGGCCTAATGGCCGTCCTCGATAAAGTCCCGATCAATTGGGACCTCGCACGAAACCCCTTCAATTGGGCGATCGTGTTCTTGATGATCGTGATTGCCGCCATCGCATTCCATGTGGTGGCGGATTATTTCTGTCAGCAAGCCGCCTCCACTTCCACCCCCGGCGAATAACCCGCCATTTTCGAAAGGCCTCAAAGTGGCTCAAGCTCAAATGCAACAACAGGTTTCGCCGGTTCAGGTGAATGCCGCCGCCCGCCTCGCCATTCTCGGCATGGGCGTGAACATGGTCCAACAAATCATCGGCATCGCCGTGGACCCCGCCGCTCAGCCGGTGCTGAATATCCAGCCCCAGAACGTTGGCCTGATCAAGGGCTTCTATATCGAAGTCATCGGCACTATCACCAACACCGCCGGGGCTCCCCTGGCCCGTACAGGTTTCGGCGCGGCCAACGTTCTCAGCCGCATCCAGTACAACGACCTGCAAAACAATGTGCGGATCAACACCTCCGGCGCGCACATGGCGTTTCTGGACGCCGCCCGCCAAGGCTTCGGCTACGGCGGCGCGTATGCCCCGAACCTGCCCATCGGCCTCGGCAATAACTACCCCATCCAGAGCGCGCCCGCCGCTCCGGCCGCGTCCGCCGACGCCGCCATCCGCTTCACCTACTACGTCCCCCTGGCCTATGCGGAAGACGATTTCCGTGGCGCGGTCTATTCGGCCGTCACCACGGCGACCCAAAATCTTCAACTGACCATCAACGCCACGCCGGTCAGCGCCGCCGGGGACCCCACCCAATACGTCTACACCGGCAACCCCGGCGGCTGGAAGGCCGGTACGAAGGTGACTGTCAACGTCTACCAATCGTACATCGACCAAATCCCTCGCTACACGGATGGGCCGATGAAAAATCAGCCCATCCTTCCGGTGCTCGATCTGAACACCATTTACGAACTCAAGGACACGACCGTTACCGGCGTGACCGCGAATTCCGACTATGGCATTCCGTTCGGCAACTACCGCAACTATCTGAGCACGTTCGCCACCTACGATCAAAACGGCGTGCTCAGCGCGGGCGACGACGTGAATTACTGGTCGATCCAATCGGCCAACTTCACGAACCTGATCAAGGCCTCGTCGTACATCACGGCGCTGCGTGCGCGCGGCACGTTCATGGCCGACCCCCCGGCCGGGACCTACTTCTTCGACACCCGGAAAAAGCCCATCGACACCGTGCAGTTCGGCAACATGCAGTTGGTGCTGAACGCCCTGACCGCCGCCGCCGGTTCGAAGGTGATCATGTGGTACGAGGCGTTCGCCTATACCCAATCGCTGCAATCGGCTCAGTCCCTGCCCTCCGGCTAGGTCAGCGCCAGCGGGGCCGCCATTCGGCGGCCCCGTTTTCTTCACCTCAAATTCAGAGTGTTCGCAATGCCTAATGAAGAAGATGGCATCCTTTCGAAGATCACCGATTACGCGGCCCATCCGTTCAAGGCGGATATGGACTTGCTGAATTGGTTCCTCTTCGTGGGGCTCATTCTGGTTTTCGTCTTCCTCTGGTCGCGGGTCGTTCGAGCCGCCGCCGAAATCGCGTAAGGAAACAGAGCCATGAAAGTCTTTGGCGTCTCCGTCGTCACCATCCTGATCATCGTGCTTGCCCTGTGGGTCGGCCGCAAGTGGGGCTCGAAAATCCCGCTGATCGGGTCCGTGGGCTAAGCCAATGTCGCAAAGCACCATCACGTTTAGCGTGATCCTCTTTACCTTCCTCGTCTTCGTGACGGTGAAGGGGGAGCTTCCCGCTTACATGAAGGTGTTTGGCCTCAAGCAATAGGACCCCGGAAAATGCCTCTCGTTTTGCTCATCGTCGGAATTGCCTTCTTGTCCACGTCCATTCTAGGGACGCAGCAAGAATTGATCACCCTCTTGAAGGGCGATCTTGTGGGTTCCAAGTCGTACATGACTTGGCTACTCGCGGTTTTTCTGATCGCTATGCTTGGCATCATTCCGGGGTTCAAGCCCGTGGCCAACGCCTTCTTGGCGCTCTTCGTCGTGGTGGTCCTAATCGGCCATCGCGGCTTTTTCGATCAGTTCAATAGCGCTCTGAAAAGCGCTTAGAGAAAGGACCCCGCGCCATGAACAGCGCTCTCTCGGCCATCGTTACCATCACGGTCGCCATCGTCGGTATCGCCATCCTGGCGGTTCTGGTGTCCAAGAATTCGAACACCTCCGGCATCATCAAGTCCTACTTCGGCGGCCTCGGCGGCGCGATCAGCGCGGCCGGTGCGGCAGGCGGCGGGGCTACCTCGTTCACGAATACGGGCTTCGGCTACTAAAGCGCTCCGGCAAAGGAGGCCGAAAGCCATGTTCAAACTTCGCGACGCCAATGCCTACCTCGGTGACGTGACCCCCTATCCGACGACCTTCGCCCCGGTGGGGCAAGGCGTCGGCGTCGGGAATGCGGAGGGCCAACGTTGGTCCCCGCCGCCGCTGGACGATATTTATGGCCCGATGTTCGGCCCCTATGGCGGGGTCGTTCAACGGACCATGATGACGCAGCAACCGACCTCCGATTACCGCCCCGGCGGCGCGTCCCCAGATGGGGCCGCCGCCGGGTCCGGCAATCCTCGGGTCGTCATCAACGGCCTGACCGGAAACGGGGCCTATCTCAACAAAGGCTGGCCGACCCTGCAAACCCTTACGGACTTGCAGGCGATGGCCAAGAACAACGGGGGCTAAAATGGCGCTTCAAATTCCGCCTATCATCAAAAAGCACCCCGTCGCCACCGTTGGCATCATTGTCGGGGGCGTGATCCTTCTCGCCCTCGTCATGAACGCCAGCGGCGGCGCGGCCTCTTCCGGGGCCGCCGCCGCGAGCGGGCCGACAGACGCGCAAGTCGCGTCGGCCACTCAGTTGCAACTCGCGCAACTCAGCGTGTCGTCTCAGTCGTCGCTCGCGGCGCAACAGATCACTGCCGATCAGCAAAAGTTCGCCTACCAAGCGGACCTCGCCAAGTATCAAGGCGATCAAGACTACGCGTTGCAAAACAAGTCGCTCGATTTGACGGCGGCGTATCAGACGCTCCAAACGCAGGCGCAAGCGGCGTTGGCGTCTCAGACGTTCAGCTATCAGCTTGCGTCTCAACAGAGCGCGGAAAGCGCGTCGTTCAATCAACTCAAGTTGCAGACCGACGCGAATATGCACTCTGCTGATACTCAGGCCGCGACGACGTTGGGGCTCTATAGCATCAGCGCCGACGTTCAAAAAACGCTGGCCGACTATTCGACGCAATTGGGTCTCGCGCAAACTCAGGCGCAAGTCTCGATAAACTCGAACAACAACAAAACCAGCACGAAGAACAACCTCATCAATACGGTGGGCTCTATCTTCAAGTCGTTCTTCTAGGGGATCACCATGACGCCGAAGCAAAAGAAGGGGCTGAAAATCGCCCTTATCGTTATCGGGGTTGTGGTGATCATCCTCCTGTTGCTTCGGCAAAAGGGGGTGATCTTCAACCGATCCGGCGATGTTCTGGTTTCCCCAGCGACCATTACTGAAGCCGGGGATTTGAACCTGACTTTCGACCCGTTCAAATACGTCCCCGACACCATCAACTTGTCGAATACCATCGTCGGCGACGGCTCTTGCGCTTGCGGCTGTAACACGCCGGAATTCGTGGACCGTCTTACGATGATCGGCAATAACTACGCCGATCAAATGATGGCTCTTCAAGAGAGCACCATTCAAGGGTACTTGGCTTTGGTCCCTTCGAATGTCTCGCAATATTTCAACCAGTCGGGAGCGCGTCAGGAATACCTGAATAGCCTCGCGATGTTTGGGGGTTAAGATGGCCTTCTCTATTTCGGACGCCTACTATTCGCTTCTCGCTAAAATCGAGAGCAACAATCAGCCCCAGGTGAAGGCCAAGTCGTCTAGTGCGTCTGGCCTTTATCAGTTCGTCAAGAGCACGGCCCAATCCTTGGGCCTGCCTTGGGGCAACGATCCGACGAAGGCTTTCGGCGGCGCGTCGGTTTCGGTCGCTCAGCAAGACACGGCTATCAAGAAGCTGACGACGCAGAACGCGACCTATCTCGATAAGCTCGGTATCGCCATCAATAACGCCACCCTCTACGCCGCGCACTTCTTGGGCGTCGGCACGGCGGGCAAGCTCTTGAAGGCCGACCCGAATTCGAGCGCCGCCGCCATCGCCGGTCCCGCCGCCGTGTCGGCGAACCCGACGATCTTTACCCCTGGCCTAACCGTCCAAGGGTTTTTCAACTGGCTCCAAAAGAAGACGGGCGCGGCGGTCAATTCCGGCGCGTCCGCGCAACAGGTGACGGAAAGGTGCCCTTCCTGTGGCCACGTCTTCAACACCGGGGGCTAGCCCCTTGGCCGAAGCTTGGGACAACCTCCAAGAACAGGCCGACAATTTCCGCATCGGCGCAACCGTCCTCGCGGGCGGTTCGTGGAACGGAATGACCATGGCGGACGTTCCGGCTTCAATTGCCGAGAACGTTGGAGACGCCCTCGATCCCGTGGGCGGCTTCTTCACTAAGTGGGCTCAACGGTCCTCTTTCTTTATCCTCGGGATCGTGCTTATTCTAATCGCTCTGTTTATCCTGGCCTCTCAATCGAAGACGGTTCAGGGTGTCGCAAAAACCGCCATGCTGGCGGCGTAGAAAGGGAACTACCAATGTCCAAGCTCTCCGTTTTGATCCACAAGGTGACGGGCCTCTTCGACGGCCTCGCCACCCATATCGCCCTCCCGCCGCAAGACGCCGACAACTTCAAGGTTCAACTGGTCGATCTTCTGACTGACCTGTTTGACGGCCGGAGCGACGGCGACCCGGAAATCCGCGAGTTCATGGGCGACGTCGCCGGGCAAGCCCTGGCCGCCCTTGGCCTCCGGCTCCGCGCCATCGAAAACCGTCTGGGTCTGACAGACGCCGATTTCCCCGCCACCCTAGCCAGCGTCGATCCGACCCTCAAGCCGCCGATCTTGACCGGCGAGGCAGTCGAAATCGTCGCTCAGCCGACGCCGGAACCCGTGACAGAACGCGTCAATCTGGCCAGCGAGGCAGCCCCCATCGTGGCCGCCGTCGATCCCGTCGCCCTGATCAGCAAGACCGACGCCGATGGCGTCGCCCGCACCGCGAGCGACGACGCGTACCGCGCCGCCGGGTTCGCCTTCAACCCCGTGACCGGCGCGCCCCTGAACTAGGCGTCACAGACGCCCCTCTAAAATAAGGCCCCGGTGCGAGCCGGGGCCTTTATCATAAGGTGAAGCTATGGGCCAGACAGACCTTGGCAAAAATCCCGCGACAAAACGTCGCCGTGCGCCTACTCGCCATAGCGCAACCTCTCTATCTGAGGTAGACAAGGACGTTGCCCTGTTGGGGGCGAGCTTCCGGGGTCTGCGTGACGATATGGACGAATTTCGAGACAGCGTGAAAGACCTCACGAACGGCGTCGCTGATTTCAAAGACGAGGTTCGCGGCAAGTTCGAACGACTGAACGTCAAGCTCGCCTTGGGCTTCGGCCTATTGGTCGGGGCAATGGCGGCAAGCGGCCTCATCAAAGAAGAGGGCGCGAAGATCATCGGAAAGCTGATCGGCCTTATGTAGGCGGCGGTATAGGGGGCAGGTCGTCAAAGGCGAAATCGAACGTCTCTGAGACCGCCCCCTGAAATTCTTCCTCGCTCATGCCGAAGTTCGCGGCGAGCAATTCCCAAGCGGTCCCGTGCGAATTGACATCGTGCTTCGCCATGTTGATCGCTTCGACCATATAGCGGCGCGATAACCAGACCCGCTTTTTATCCCACCGGTTCAACGTCCCTGCGTCCGAGGGCATGTCATTCGCCCATTCGATAAACCGCACTAGGGTCACGCGGTTGCCGGTCAGCAACAGGTTCGCCAGCAACCCCCATTGCTTCTCTGAAATAGGTTGAGCCGTCCGCCGGAGCATGGCGGCGGCCCTAGCTTTCTTGTCTTGGATCGTGGACCGCCGGATAGCCTCGTCGGCGCGAGCGGTCTCAGACGCGGGCGCATAAGAAAAGGCGGCGGGTTTCCCCGCCGCCTTCCTTGTCGCTTTGTAAGGGCGAGCCACGAAGTGGCTAGGCCTTGGCGGGTTCGCTGGCGACGGCCGGGGCCGCGAGTTGCGGCAGGCCGGGCAGGTCGGCTTCGAGCGCCGAGAACGGGTCTTCCATCGTCGGCGCGCCGATCTGGGCGGCCACGTATTCGATGCCGCTTTTGTTGGTCGCGGCCTGGGTGAAAATATCGAACACGAACTGGACGCGCCCATCCTTGTCGGGGATCGCTTCGGAGACGCTTTCTTGGATGCCGCCGGGCAGATAGCAGACGCCCGAACGGATTTCCTTCTTGCCGTCGCCGGTGAAGGCCTTGAACGTGCCCTTCAAACCGTAGACGGTATCGCCGTCGTCAGTCAGCTTGGCCACTTGGCCGGAGGCGAAACCCATCACGCGGCCCACGAACACCTTCTTGCCGTCGCCGACGACGAGGGCGGCGGCGGCCTTCGGATTGCCGAGGGCCTTCATGGTGATCTTGGACATCGTAACGATTTCGCGGGTAGGAGCGGCGGTTGCCATGGTTTTAGTCCCTTGTTTGTGTTGCGCCCTTTGCGCTCACCCTGTATAAATTAGGTGGCGATAATCTCAAGGGGTAATTTCAATGGCATGGAAAATTGTTGGTCAGTATGCCGGGGTCGGCGGACTGATAGATTTTGAAGAGCCTTTCAAAAACGGCGACGCCGCTAAGAAGGCGTTCGGCCGGGCTTGCAAGGGCTCGACCCGCCACGTTCGGCTTGTGCGATATGACCGGGCGCGGCCGACCGTGGAGAAGGTCGTTCAGCGGTGGAGCGCGGAACCGTGAGCGTTCTTTTCAACCGCCTCCCTCAATGGGCTCAAGAAGCCTATTGGGAAGGAGAAGAGGCCGGGAAAAGCTCATGGGCTAGCGAGGCCAGTTGTCCTTATCCTATGACGGGCCGCGAACGTCATTACTGGATGACGGGCTTTCACAACGGGCGGTGCGCGGAGGGTCCCGATGCGTAAGACAACGTTTCTCTACCTTCTCATGGTGCGCTCGCCGTCTATCGACAAAGGGCGTCGATGGTTTCAGGTGCGGGCTTATGAGGACCTAAACGAAGCGCAGGCCGCTTACAAGCGCGCCTGCGATCAGCCATACACCGCCGTCAAACTCGTCTATCATCATGAAGTGGTCACTACCTCGATCATCCGTAAACTCGTGAAGGAGCGCGAGCATGGCTCTGCCGATAGTTGACGACAAGCCGAACTACGGCGAGCTTATGGAGGGCGAGACTTACGAACGTCCCTCAAAACCCGACTTCGTTTTCAACACGTCCGAAGAGAAGGCCGTAACCCTCCGGTGGGTCGATACGATATACATGGAGTTCCTAGCCCTTGCGGAGGACAAGAACGCGTGGGAGGATTACGTGGCGGGCATTCGGGCGGAAGTCGAAAGCCTGCCTGTCTGGGGTTCCGATAATCGGGACGCCGAATTTTTCAAGAGGTTCGAAACATGACTAGCGATCTGGAAGCCCGGTTGCGGGCACAGGCGAACGCGGATCGTCAGGCCATCCTTGCCGAAGGTCAGCGAATGGGATGGCGGCCTAAGGCACATGAGCCCATCGCGGGCGAGGGTATCGCGATGCGAGGACGGCGGGCGTTTCTTTTGGAGACCGTCGCGAACGTGCCGATCTTGGCGGCGCTCAATCCTGACCTGTGGTTCGCGTGGTGCGCGAAGCCCGCGCCCCAAGGCTACGCTATCAATGCCGCCGAACGACAGGGCTTGACCCTGCATTAACCTTCGCCTATATTCAGTGGGTCAGGTGGTTCACCCCTCTCCCGCCGACGCGTCCCCAGGCCCCCGGATTTCTCGCCACGCGATCCGGGGGCCGCCTACGGGGCAGACGCAAAACGACCACCGTAGACCCACCCCATGCCAGTCGGATTTGTCCGTTACTGTCCGTTACTCGGGAC